AGTTCAAATAGATTTGTTAATATCAGAAATACATGGATTCATTACAACCATAGATGATGTGGTTATGGTAGCTCCTATTATAAAAGAATATATGGATACTGCTGTTCGTAACGATGAACACTTAGTTAAATTAGCTGGTGTACTACAAAGAATTATATCTAAATCTCAAGGTGAGTCTGATGAATCAATGTTATTAAGTGATGAAGAGAAGGCTGAATTAATGGGAACATTACAAGATACAGTTGATGATTTACAAAAAGAAAGTGATAAACTTGAGGGTATAAAAGATAAAACAATAGGATTGGGAGGTAACTAATGGCTTCAACATTTACTACTGCGGAAAATGTTAGTATACCAGGTAACTTTGGAAAAAAAATAAATGTACCTTTTTATCTACAATTTGTACCTGGTACGGTTGTAGAAGTTATTACATCCGATGAAAGTTTTATGTCTTTAAATAAACCTCATTTAGTAAACACTATATTAGCGATGCCTCACATAACTAATAAACCAAAACGAAGAAAAGCTAATGTAGACAATGCTGATAGATATTATCCATTAATGAGGGGATTTGTCGATGTACCAGCTAAAGGAGACCCCGTTTTACTTTGCACTGTGGGTGGTATTAAATATTACTTAGGGCCTTTGAATACAGAAAATAATCCAAACTTTAATGAAGATTTTTTATTGAGACCTGAAACTCAAGTTACTGGTGATGATAATTACGAACCAACAGCTAATGAAAAAACTATAGCTAAAGGCCAATCTATTAATTTTAGAAAAATAAAACATAAAAGGATGATAAAAAAAGGTAATAATAATTTAGACAAATATGTAGAAGGACAATCTGCTATTAATGAAACACACGGTGATATGATGTTTGAGGGTAGACATGGAAATAGTTTGAGGGTGGGTAGTAGAGATAAAAATCCTTACATTTATATATCCAATGGTAGAAACTCTAATAATTTTTATGAAAGTTTGACTGATGGTAGTTTAATAAGTATTACCAATACTGGAACTTTAACTGACCACTTTGGTGGATACTTTGAGGTAGAATCCAAACCAGACCCAACGGACTCTGAAACTTGGACAATTAATCAAATACCATCATTTCAATTAACATCAGATATTATTGAAGATAATCAAAGACAAATCGCAGCTATAGTAAAATCTGTAAATCAAGTCGATGATGTCAATACTGTGTTATATAACTATGGTGATACATCTCAGCAAAACCAAGTTTTAATACACTCAGATAGAATTATTTTTAATGCAAAAGGTTCAGATGGTGACATTTACTTATCTTCCAAAAGAGATGTACATATTGGTACTGGGAGACACTTAACACTTTCTACAAATAAAAATTTAATAATTGAATCTGATAAAATATTTTTAGGTGACCCAAATAAAGAAGTAAATAAAGATAAGATGGAGCCAGTGGTATTGGGAAATGCATTATTTGATATTTTTGATGAACTTTTCGCTATATTAGAAGCCACAACATCTGTATATCCATCTCCTTTATCATTAGCTCATAATGGAGCTCCACTTACGACTGTATTAACTCCTTTAAGACAAAAATTAGAAACTATAAAAAGTCAATATCATTTCGTAGAACCAAATGGAAGACAAACACAATAAGAGGTAATTATGAAAAAGAAAAAACCAAATATAAAAACTATAATCAGACAAATTGTTAGAGAAGAAGTTGCGATGGCTATTAAAGAAGTCATTACTGAATTAAGACAACCAACTAAATCTCAACCAAAACCACAAAAGAAAATTGTTGAGAAAAAACAATTTACAGAAAATTCAATATTGAATGATGTATTAAATGAAACAGCAGTGAGTGAAGAATGGAAAACTTTAGGTGGTGGTGAGTTTACTTCTGGTAGAATGAATGAATTGGTTGGTAGACAATATGGAGATATGGTGAATAAAAATCCAAACATTCCAGTTTCCGTTGATGGTCAAACACCTGATTTTTTAAAAAAAGATTATAGAGCTGTAATGAAAGCTATAGACAAAAAACAAGGAAAATAAATAATGGGACTAAAGCAAGATTTAATTAACGCTAAAGTTGAAGCTACTAAAGCCAGTGGTGAACTTTTCATAGAAGACCAATTAGATACATCAGTTGGTTCTCAGATAGAAGTTGAAGCTGAATTAACAAAAGAAGCTATAGTTGATTTTTTAACTAAGTGTGAATTTAGAATAACACAACTAAATGCAAATGTTGTGTTAGAAGATTTTAAACTACCTCCACAGCAGGGTGATGTTTTACCATCTGTTAGTGTAAGTAGTGGATTTGCTACATTTGTTCCCATGTCACCAGCGTTGGGTGGAATACCAGTTCAAAGTATGATAGCTGGTGGTAAAAATGGTGTGTTGACTAAAAACATTGACGCTGGTAAAGATGTCGGTGGATTAGACTCAACAGGTTATGTATACATTGGTGGAGACCCTGACTCTCAAGGTGCATTTGATGTTGATGATGAAGATGGTCAAAGAGAGTTTACTACTGTAAAATTAATCAGAGAAGATATTGAGGATTTATTATAATGGCAATTAAAGATTTATCAAGAAAACCTTTTATTGAAGACAACGATACTAATGTTAGAATTGGTATTGATTTACCAATTCGTAAAGGAAATGATATTGATGGATATTTTGCGTCAACCTCAACAACTATAGAAGCTGTAAAAAACAACATAAGAAATTTATTATTTACAAATCAAGGTGAAAGATTATTCCAACCAAACATTGGGACTAAATTGAGGAATTATTTATTCAGTCAAATAACAGAGGGAGTTCTTGTTCAAATCCAAGAAGAAGTAATAACTATTTTTAAATTTTGGTTACCTTTTGTTGAGGTTAAAAATATAGAAGTTAAAACTAATGACGCTTTTAATAGAGTTTCTTTGAGTATTTTATTTAATATAAAACAAGACCCAAACACATTAGATTCAATTACATTAAATTTTTCAAATGATAATAATGATGAATCTACTGGTGTTAACAATGGAGGAAGATGATGCCAACATATGGTGAAAACGAATTTAAAGAATCAAATGTAAATTATATAAATAAAGATTTTAATGCGTTAAAACAATCTTTAATTAGTTACGCACAATCTTATTTTCCAAACACATATAAAGATTTTAATGAAACATCACCTGGTATGATGTTAATAGAAATGAATGCGTATGTTGGAGATGTATTGTCGTTTTATATAGACCAACAATATAAAGAAATGTTATTACCATTAGCAGAAGAAAGAAGAAACATAATCAATATGGCTAAAATGTTAGGATACAAGGTAAAACCAATAGTACCGGCATTCACTGAGTTGTCTTTTAAATCTGAAATAAATGCACAATCAGCAGATAGGTCAAAAGTAGATTATACTAACGCTAGTGTTTTTTCTGAGGGTATAAAAGTTAAGTCTACAGCGAACACAAATTTATTTTTTGAAACTTTAGATGTTGTTGACTTTACGGTTGAACAAGCGGATGATATAACTTCACCAGTGATAGATACTGATACTGATGGACTAATAACAGACTATACATTGACAAGAAAAATAAGAGCTGTAAGTGGTGAAACTAAAACAAAAGACTTTACCATTACAGCACCTGAAAAATTTAAAAAAATAACTTTACCTGAAACAAATGTTATTGATATTATTTCGTGTATTGATTCAAATAATAATGAATGGTATGAAGTTGACTTTCTTGCACAAGACCAAGTACCTGTTAAAAAACACTATTCACAAGATGCAGCTAGAGATTCAGCTTACACAAACTTTGATGGGAGTTCTTATGTATCTGATGTTCCAGTTCCATATTCTTTACAATATATTAAAACAACAAAAAGATTTACTCGTGAAACAAATAATGATAATACGACTTCATTGGTTTTTGGAAATGGTATATTAAAAAATGGAACAATTGTTGGTGAAAATTTCTTAGATTTAGAACAATTAGGTATTATCATACCCGGTCAAACTAATGATTTAAATGAAGCTATCGACCCATTATTGGGTGATGAGTATTCAACATTGGGTGAAACCCCAAGTCAAACAACTTTAACAATTACTTATCGTGTAGGTGGTGGAATTGAATCTAATGCTTCGGTTGGTGATTTAACACAAGTAGTCGGAACACCAGTGAAGTTGAAAGATGGTGGAACTAATATTGATAGTGTTACTAATGACATAGGTGCTAGAGGTGGTGCAGACAAAGAAGACACTGATGAAATAAGAGAAAAAGCTAAAGCTTTCTTCACTACACAAAATAGATGTGTAACGAAAGAAGATTATGAAGCTAGAGTATTGAATATGACATCAAGGTTTGGAAGTATTGCGAAAGTAGTTGTGTCAAGAAATGAAGTTCCACCAGCGACAGATATTCAAGAAGCGTATGAATCAGCAATCCAGCCTCAAATTACTGATATATCTGAAAATAGAAGACAAACTTACGAGAATTTAAGAGACCTAACAGATGAACTGTTGGGTTCGGGAGAATATCTTGCAGATGTTGTAGATGCCATCTCTGCAGAAATTAATTTTAATCTTGGAACTGCTGGAACAATACAAACTGGATTAAATACTTTATCTGCTGCTCCTTTTATAGATTCATTGGATGCTGATTTTGGAACTATAAATGTAACAATTTTATCATATGATAGAAATAAAAATTTAGTAGGTAATCCCCAAGCTGGTACAGCATTTTTACCAGACGCTACTGATAATACACCTGATATATTAAATGCAAATTTATCAAATTATTTAAACAACTTTAAATTATTAACAGATGATGTTGCAATTTCAGATGGATACATTGTAAACTTTGGTGTTATCTTTGATGTAGTAGCTCACCAATATGCAAACAAACAAGAAGTTAAATTAAAATGCATACAAAAAATTATAGATTATTTCAAGATTGAAAAAATGCAATTCAATCAACCTATTTTATTGAGTCAATTAGAATATGAGTTAATGGGTATAGATGGTGTGAGAGCTGTAAATTATGTATGTGTTACACAAGATATTGATTATGTAGGTGCTGGAGAGGGATTCACTCCAGGTTTATTTAAATATACTTATGATGGTAGTACATTAACCGAAGATGGTACAGATGGTTATGGGTATTCATATGATTTCCAAACCGCCTTAAGAGATGGAATTATATTACCAGTGAATCCAGATAACCCAGCTGTATTTGAATTAAAAAATCCAAGACAAAATGTAAAGGGGGTAGTTAGATAATGCATCATTTTATTTTTCCAACACAAGACAATTGGGTTTCAAGTGGTTCATCAACTGTTACTGGTGAATCTTTTAAAAACCAAAATTTTGGTAAAGACCAAATACTTGAAGTTAAAAAAGAATTTTTTAATAATTCATTTAATCATCAAACAAGAGCGTTAGTAAACTTCGCTGGAACAGACTTTACTGAATTGTCAAAGTCGGTGTCTGATGGAACAATTGCTTCCAATGCTCAATATTTTTTAAGACTTTTTGAAGCTGAAGGTAATTCTGAAATATCAGGTGATTACACTTTAGATATAAAACCAATATCACAGTCTTGGACTGAAGGCACAGGTAAGTTTAGTGATAATCCAAAAAATACAAATGGATGTAGTTTTGAAAATCGTAGTAATCCAATTGGTGGAACCGCAGTACCTTGGGCTAATCCCGGTGTTACAGTTTTAAATGCAAGTTCATCGACTCAGACTTTTTCAAATCAATCACCTGATGTTGAGGTTGAAGTAACCGATATGGTGAATATGTGGTTAAGTGGTGAAGAAGAAAACTATGGAATGTTAGTTCGCTTTAGCGGTAGTCAGGAAACGGACTCCACTACATTTGGACATTTAAAATTTTTCTCAAAAGATACACATACAATTTATCAACCAAAGCTTGAAGTTCGTTGGAATGATTCAACATTTGAAACTGGTAGTTTAAATGAATTAACAATGAGTGGATTAGCTGATAACTTTTTATATATGAAAGGATTAAGAGAAGAATATAGAGAGAATGAACGAGTTAAGTTCAGAGTTGGTGCTAGAAAAAGATACATTCAAAAAACCTTTTCAACATCAGTCCAAACCGTAACTGGTTCATTTATAACTCAAGGTAGTGGTTCATATGCGATTAAAGATATTGCAACTAATGAATACATCGTACCATTTAGTGCTTTTACATCAATGAGTTGTGATAGTGATTCAAATTATTTCAATCAATTTTTAGATGGATTCTATCCTGATAGGGCTTATAGGATTCAATTAAAGTTAAAATATGATGATGGGCAAGAACAAATATTTGATAATGATTTTGATTTCATAGTTAAGAGGAGTTAATAAATGGTTACATTAGAACAAGTATTAGATAAGTTAGCTGATTATTTAATAAATCAAGATGCAATAAATACACCTACAGTTCGTGCTAATCAAAAAACAATCAGAAATGGACTTATAAGTATAGCACGAGATAATTCTGAAAAATTAATTTTATTTGAAACAGATAGAGAAGCTAACGAAGAAGACCTTTTAGGTTCACAAAATGATTTAAGTTTACAACAAATAGTTGATTTAATAAATGATGTCGGTGCAGTAATTGATAATGTTATGTTCCATTCTGATTTTGATACCAGTGGAGAAGTTGCATTATTGGTAGACCTTGAAATAGAATTTCTTGGTAATTTTTACACAATAACTGATATAATTAGAAACGACCAAAACAATCCAATTAATTTAAGTCAATTTATGAATCTTCAACAATTCACACAAAACATTGATGTGGGATTAGCGGAAGAATATTTAGATACAACGATATTTGAATTATTGCCTGGTACACAAGGAAGACAAGAAAGAATAATTAACTTCTTTAATGAGTTCACAAATTTAATCGGAGAAGCACCTGATTTTCAAATCAATGCAGATGGATTAGTTGGTGAAGAATTTGACCCACTTGAATATAGTGAGTTCCACGATATATCAGCCACTTATACAACACCCGATTATGGAATACCAACGGAAGAATCTTTTATAACAAGATTAAATAATACAGCTCAAGGTGATGACTTTAATGAGGGTAAAACTTTACAATCTATGCGAGATACTTTAAACACTTATTTAGTGGATGTAGATGAAGAACTTCCAGGTCAAGATGATGAAAGACCAGAATACATTAATCAATCAAGTGGATATTTAAAGTTTAGAAATTTAAATCAAGGTATTATAATTAGAAATACAGATAATCCATTTTTAGATAATTTAAATCCAGAATCAAGAGAGTTTTTAGAAACAGGATTTACAATCACAATGTGGGTTAGATTTTTAGATAAATCATCTCAAGGAACATTGTTTAATTTTGGTAATCCTTTTAGAAAAGATAATCCATTAGGTTTTAGTTTAGAAACTTATGTTATTAAAAGAGATTCAATACCAGCCAGAGCTGGTTTAGGTTTTGGTTCTACTTCCAACAATACTTGGGGTGATATATTTCAAGATGGTGGTGGTGTAGGTGGTTATGATTTTGAAGCACCAAGTGAGGGATTTTTTAGTGAAGATAATGCGGAACGATTTGTAAGATTAGTTGTAAGAGAAAATGATGATAGATTAAGGGGTTCTCATTTTGGTTTACCATTTATGAATAGAAGACCGGGCGTACCACAACTTGGTTCAGCGGATTTTTATCAAGATGCAATAGCTGAAGGAAATGAGCCAACCGCACCATTTGACCACGAGTTTGGATTAATGACCAATACGAGAGTTCCTATTGATTACTCTGAATGGTATTTCATTTGTGCTACTTACAATCCTTCTATAGAGGAAGAGACATCTCTTGAAGGAGCAACATATACGACATTCAAAAACAATTCAGATTTTTGGAAAAACAGAGTTAAAACAGATGGTAGTTATACACATTATTCTGGATTGGGAAGTAGATGTAAAGTGGAAGTTATATCAAAAACAGATTTATTAAGAGCAAGAGGATTTGAAGTTTAAAAATGGCTGTTGAAGATAAAAAAATTCAAGACATAAATCCTGATTTACTACAAAAGGATGAGGTAATTGATGGAATGGATGATACCACTCCACCTCCACCAAGTGACCCTGATGGTGGTGATGGTGGTGATGATGGTGGTGAGTCTGAACAAAATTTATTTAATTTAACTCAACAGCCTAATGGTATAATACTCGAACAATCATTTGGTTATCCTTTATTTTCAATTGAAAATCAGTATACTTATCAATATAATACATCTATGCAAGTCATACAACGAACCACTAATAATCCCAATGTTGAAACCATAAAGTATTCCACAGATTTGGCATCAACAATATCAAATAATATTTATGAATTAACTTTTGATATTAAATTATTACAACAACCTGACACTTTAGGAACTGAATCTAAAATTGAATTTCAAACCACTATTGATAATAGTGTTGGTGTAACCTTTTTTGAATTACCATATGATGAATTAATAAATTTAAATTCAAGTGGTGGTGAGTACACAACCTTTACAACTCAATACACAGCTACTTTAAGTGGTGAATCCATATTACAAATAAAAGCTGATGAAGTTATGTTTCAAATTCAAAACATTAAAGTCATTAATAGAGGTGAAGAAATACCCGAAGACGAAATTTTAGATGATGGTGGTTCAACTGCAAACCCATACATTAGGGCTTGTTTATGTAATACATATAATGTAGGTCAATCGAATGGTAGTTTTGAAGAAGATTTTAGAAGTTATTTAGCTGCCGATTCAGACCTTTTTTATTCATTTGGATGGAGCTACACGGAGTATGATACATCTACTATTCCTGAAGGTGTATATCCATCAAATTGTATTGGATTAGACTACATTCGAAACATTACTGACTCAAAATATCCAAACATACCGACTGAGTATAAAGTTTTACACGATGTAAATCTTTGTATTTTTGGTGGAATGGAATTAGATACTGACAAACAAAATTTACTTGGTTTTACTTGGCAAGATTTTACTGAAAAGAATTTATTTGATGTAAATGGATTGGAAGAGTGGAGAGGTCAAACGGATGTAATTCAAGTTACAACTGATGGTGAATTACAAATGGACCCGCATGATATTGGTGATATTATGGATGATGGGGTATCTAAAATAATTTACTTTAATAAAAATGGTGCGGGCAATGGTAGAGTTGGAGAATCAGACAATGGACAAGCTCAAAGAGGAATTTTATATTATAAATTAAATCAAACAAAAACAGATATATATCATCCCCCATTAATTCGAACTGTAGGATTTGATAGAGAAGATACATATAAAAGTTATGGTAATTCTTTTAACCAAGAGCAACCTCCAAGAGGTCTTGGTGACCAATATGGTGATTATGATGAATATCCAGACCCAAATAAAAGATGGGTTTCAACCGCTGACACGAGTGAAAGAATTTATCCAATATATGAAGACTTGAATTATTTTGAAGATGTACCTGTACATTTCATGGCTGATAATCCTCCTGATGATAATCATGATGATGGTGAAATGGTTTATCCTGGAAAATGTCCACCACAATATCAAGGTGAACAAGACCCATCGGGTAAATTTGGAGCACAGACATTAAGTGGTTTTGGACCAATAATGTGTAGTTTTAATCACTTTGAAGAACATTTTCAAAATTGGTTAAATGGTAACAACGCAGATGGACCTCCTGATTCAAACGAATTTCCAAAAATAAAACCAAGTAATCCATCAGGTGAAGTTAATATCTCTGTAAATCCAGACCAAAACAATGTTCCATATCCAATAGTTGCAAATTTTCCAGGTTCTGTATTATCAGAAACTGAAGGTAATAATACATTTACAGAAATAAAAAATAAATTTGAATCTCTAATCGGTACACCTGTTTATAGAAAATATGTAATAGTTAAAATTAAAAGTGAATACAAACAGGATTTCTCTCAAGTTTCTGTTGAATTACCAGATGAACAAATTATATCAATAGATTTAGATGTAGCGGGTGATGTGAATCAAAGAGTTGACATCACTGATGTAATTCCAATTAACTTCCAAGAGACAGATGATTTTGAACTTCATTTAGATTATAAAGAACAATATGGTAATATATTGTTTACACCAAATGAAGCTGATTTTGAAAAAACATCTGAAATTAAATACAAAATAGAGCATATATTTTTGGATACTCTATCTCATATGGAAGCTTACGGAACAGAAGAACAAATAGAGTTATATCAAACACTTATGACTAATAATTTTATGGGTCATCCAACTGCAGTTAGTGGAAACCAAGAACCAGAAACAGTATTTTATAATGGTGTTGCAACTGATTATTTAGAAAACGCCTTATATCTTGACGGATATGATGGAATTAAAATTTATAATTATGGTAATCTTTTTGAACAAATTTTTGGTTTGGGATTACCATATGGTGGTGAAAACAATTCAATGACAGATGAAATAGGTCAGAACCATGCTCGTTTTCAGTGGATTCAACAAGGACCAGAGACTCCAGGTTCAGAAGCTAATGATGCTGGCCAAATGAGATTTGATGATTTCTCTTATTTCCCTAACAAATTTTTTGCTTGGGAGTTTGATGAACAAACATATCAAGGTGAAATGAGTAATGTAGAGCTACCAAAAGAATATGCTTTTTATTGGCGGGATTATTTTCCTACTTATCCAAGCACCTTTCTCGAAGAAAGAACAGCTTGGGCATATAGTAATCCTCCAAGTGAATTTGGAGCTACAAATACTGGGCCATCTTTAAAAGTTGATATGCGAAATGACTCAGGATATATTGGTACAACTCCAAGTGACTTAATGAACTTTTCACACCCACCTTGGCCTGATATGCATGTGCATGGATATGAACAAAATGGTTTAAGTGATTACCATCCAATTTTTAATGGAAACATATTAGATACATTTAATGGTAGTTTTTCTAATAATCTTGAACTAAAAATATTTATCACGGGTACGATTCAATTCAGTGGTGAATTTGGAGTGCCTGGTTTTGATGTGGATTTAAATCCATCATTGGATTCATCATATGACCCATATAGTGGAATTGATTTAAGACCTTTTAAAGTTGATACTAATATATGTCGACACATTGAATTAATGAGAGGAATAGCAGCGTCAGCAGGCAGTGGTGGTGCTGGTTTAGGTGATGGTGTGTTTTATGAAGCAAAAGATTTTATATATGGAGGTAACTTTGGTAACCAATATGATGACCAACTTCAAAATTTAAATGAAATTACATGTGAAACTGTATTCCAACATTCTTTATATAGAATTACAAGGATGAGAGCGAGATGTGGTGATGGTTCAACGGTTTTAATGGGTGATACATATGAAGGTGATTATTTGAATTATCCATTTAGAAAAACTGACAATTCAGAAACTACTGCAGATTCAAACGACTTCTTTCACTTTTCAGGTGTTGATGCTTGTAAGTATGCTTCTAATCATATAAGAAGTTATCCAAACAATAAACAATTTCACATCGGTGGTGATTTTGATAGAAGACCATCATTGGGTTTATTTTATTATGAAGAAGATAATCGAGCTAGTGAAAACTTTACTTTAGATGCTGGTGATGAATTTGTACAATATCCTCTTACTAATTTTATAATTAATCCTGGTGGAGATATTGTTGAAACACTTGATACAACGGATTATAATGGAGATTCAAGTGATTCATATTATCCAATAGGATGGACTGATGACCCTGGTTTAGAACGAGCTTATCTTAATTTTAATGGTTATCAAAACATTGACGACTATGATTATGACAGATTTCTTCAATCACCTGGATTTAGTTCAAGCTCTCAAAAAGCACTCGGTTTTTATAGATTTGTGGGATGGGAAAAATATCCACAATCAAATGATGAAGTTGGAGATTATTACTTATCATCTGGAATGAATGCAAGATGGATTTTTGAGCTCACTGATTATGATTATACTGTGGATAGAGATGAAAGAGAAACTTCAGTTACAGTGGAATTAAGAATTGGAAACCATCAAGGTGAAGATGAGTATGGTGATAACTATCCAACATCACAATGTCATTCAGTCAATCCAACAATTACAACTACCGATGAGTATGGTGATACACAGACAAGCTTTAATAATCTGTCAATAGTTATAACCAATGAAGAGCCAGGAATATCGGATTTAGTTGACTATACTGAAGCAGTTAATGACGCTCAGGCCAAAGCTATAAACATTGCACTTGATGAATGGGGTAGGTCAACTACTGGTTGTCGTATACAGGTTGAATCATCCACTGTAAACTATTCCAATGTAGAGAATATACGGACAGATTATATGACCGGCAAACATCCAAGATGTCATTCTGGAGGAAAGTGTTTAAATTTCAACGCTAATCCAACAATGCTTGAACAAACAAAAACAGAAACTGGAACATATGCACCTTACTTGTATTTAAATCAATATCAAAAACTATTGACTAGTGCTGAAGCCACAGATTTATTTTATCAAGACATACAATCAATGCCTAGATTGAAAGTAAGTTTTTGGATGTTGACTGACTCTGAAGGAGTTGCAGATATTGAGAATCCTGAATATCCAGAAATAGAGGTTGCGGTAACTCGTGGGAATCCTGACTTACAATCTAGCTATTATCGTGTGAAAACTGAAGGAGTATCACACAACTCATTATCATATCCACAATCAATTGCAACATCGGGTAGATTTAAAAACACAGTATTGGATGAGTGGGAAAGGTTTGAATATAGTTTTGATTTAGAATATAAAGAATTTTTTAAAGAATCTAATAGAACATATGAAAAGATATTCTTTACTGTTCAATACTCTGGAGTTAAGTTACTTGATATAGATGCAGCAAATCCTGATGATAGATATGAAGTAATTCAAGGTAATGTTTATCTTGATGATTTCTCTGTAGCGGAAACTGGTGAATTTATTCCTGATGTTGATGTTAGGTCTAAAAAAGGTGAAGGTGATTATGGTGTTGGTGATTTAATGAAATATTATGACCCATTAATAGATACTGAAGAATACAATGACACAACTGCTCCATTGGAAGCACAATTTTATTTTTATCCAAGAACTTTTGTAGACCAAGTTTTTGATAGAGAGGATTTAATTGAAGAGCCATACACCACTACAAAATTAAGACATAGGTTTGGTACTGAGGGTACATTTACAGATGAAATACTTGGTAATGATTTTAGAAGAGGTAGGTTTTATTTATATGATGTAGATTTTGGAGATGGTTCACCAAAAGAATTTAAAGAACCACTAAGGTTAGGAAACAATGTGGCAGTTTATCATACATATACAAAATCAGGTATTTATGAAATCACTGGTTATATGTTAAGAACAAAACCAGAAAGAGATGATGATGGAAAACCAAACCACGACATATCAATTGGAACAATACATAATAAAAAATTTACAATTAGAATAAATGTTAATGAAGGATTGGATGAAGATTTTCAATACTTTGGTTCTGAAAATGGATTTTCATATTTACCTTTTAAAACCACAACACCTGTAGTTGGAGGAGTTTCAAGAGAGAGTTCTTATTACAAAACAATTAAAAGACAACTTGGATTTGTTGGTAATGAATGTAGACAAGTTGAGTTTTCATTAAGGTCACAAAATGGTGGTAACGACCAATATTATCTTGCACAAGATTATCCATACTTTGATGATGATGTTATTCCAAACTTCAATGGTGATTTATCAAACATTGATTGTGATTTTGATTTTTATTCCATAGTTGGTGGAGATACACCAGACAATATTAGTGATGTATCTTATATAAGAGCTCTTTGTAGTGATGGGACTTATGCATTAATTGGAGATGCTAATCCATTAGATACTGGTAATGGGAGATATGTGGAGATGGAAGATTATGATGAAGATGAAGGAAACTATGGAGACTTCTTTCATTTAACAGGTAATGAGGCTTGTGGAGCTACAAGAACATCAATATACTTTGAAAAACAAAGTGACAAATTAAAAACAGAATTAGCTTTAACAAAATTAGATGACTTTTTCAAAAATGATTTAGAAATACTACCAGCATTTCAAAAAGTAAGAACAGATATAGATGATAATATAATATACAATGGATTATCACCAAGTGAAGAAGAACTTGGAAAAAATTTAGGAAATGTGGATTTAACCAGCATAAGATATTTTAACAAACCAAAAGAAATATATCAAATGTTAGGATTCACTTGTGATAATGGTAATCTTGGTATTGATTTAATCCCATTAGGAAAACCAGAGTATGGAATTAATTATACAAATCATTCAACTGGACTTGTTGAATTGAACTTAGAAGTACCATCACCTATATCTACATTTTCAACTAAAGTTTATAATGTTAATAATATTGATTCAAATACAATAAGATTTGGTCATCATTTTTTAGTCACTGATGCATTTGGAGTTGGTGCTGGAGATTGGTTTTACAATGATGGTAGTATAACGGGTAATAGTGGTTTTGATAATCCTCAATTAGGAATTGGTGAAAGTGGTGATGGTCAAGATTACACATTTTCAACTCATATATATGTTCCTTATGGTAGATGTTCAGATGGAAGACCTTGTTCAGAGACAGATGAAAATGAGGGTGAAACTGTTGCATGTGATGATTGTGGTGGTAGTGAAAGTTTTATGGATGGTAATTTTACCATACGATACTTACAAAATCAATTTGATTCAGATATTGGAATAGGTGTAAATGATTGGGCTCATGATGTTTGGTATGATGATATTGATGACCCATCAACTCGAAGATGGTCAAATGTACATCAACTACCAACATCAGAAACAGCTGGTGATAAAACATCTTTTAAATACAAAGAATTTGATGTTTACAATCATTGTCATCCATTAGGTGATATGAATCCAAGAGGTAGATTTAATTGGAATAGTTATCCATTTCCTATAAGAACAGAAGGTTATTGTAATAATTTATCACAACAACAATGTAGACTTGAACAAATGGGTGAAGGTTGTGTTTACATATCGAATGAATGTCAACCTGCGGTGTTGGAAAACAATGAAACTTGTTGGTCAGCTCTTACTGAAGACCAATGCGATGGTAATTGTTATTGGTATGGTGAAGGTTCAGATAACTCTGTTTATGCACCAATTGAATATGAATTTGATTCTACACAATATGGAGAGTTGTATGATAAATGGACAAGAGTTGTTATTCCATTTACTGCATTGAATCCAAAACAATATGGTAATTTACTTACCATTAGAATAGGTACACCATATGGACGCAGTGATGCAGTAGATATGGTGGATTATGGACCTGAGTTAGTAACTCAAGGTGATTTTTTTACAAATGAAGAATATTATTTAACGGATGATGACTATTTAGCCACTTTACCTTTTCCAAATTGTTGGGAAAAATTTGACCGAAATGGTGATTTTAGGCTCAATACATTAGATGGAGTTCAATGGGCTAATGATGGTAGAGCTTTTGATATAGGAGAACATATACAGTCAGAAATCGTCCCAAATGGATGGCCTGGACAAGTTGATGTAGCTGGTGGATATTGTGACAATACAGTACATGGAGTTATTGGTGTTTCTAATTCAACAGGTGGTTGTGGTTATAAAAGAGCCACTTCACCGCCAGAACCTTTCGATAATTGTAATTTGTTTGCAACAGGTTTTGGTGTGAGTGTGGATACTTCACAAATATTTACACCATTGGAATGTTGTCGATTAGCTAATTCCTTTGTCTCTGTAGATTATGCAAGAGAATGTGTAAATCAAGTTTCAGATAGTTACACATCGTATGAGTGTCTATCATATTCCGATGAAGAAAATACCATTGATTCATTATCTTTTAATGGAGATTATACTGTTTATACTAATCCTTATATGAATGGTATTGTTAATTGGACACTTGAAGGTGATGCGGTAGTTGATAATAATGAACTTACTTTATCACCATATCCAAATCCATCTGCAGTTTCTCAAGTGCATGGAAGTAGTACATCATCTTTTAATAAAAAATATCTTTTAACATTTGAAATAACTGCTGTAGAAAATATTATAGGTGGTGAGACTGAGTTAAAATTAGTTGGTGGTGGTGATAATTATACATTGGATAATATTGATATTATAGGTAGTCAATCCACAGGTAACATTGAGGTTGGAGTACAAGAATTTATATTCACAAGTGACAATAATGTTCAAAATGGTGATGATGATGGTAATGACCCTCCTCCTGATTTGGGTGGAGATAATAATGGTGGTGGAAGAGATGAAACGGATGAAGCTACATTAACTGAATATGATTATTTAAGAACATTAAAAATAAGTACTTTTAATTATAATGATGAATATGTTGGTTTTATAAAAATAGACAACATATCATTAAAAGAAATAACTGATGAATACCAAGAAGACATCAGTGGTGTTCAATACAATGATGGTGTGTATGTATGGGGTTCACAACTTTTAGTTGGACATTATACAGAAGAAAATATAATTCCTTATACAACTTTAGATTTAGACCCAGATGATTGTGTAGATTTTCAAGCTGGTAATCCATCAAATCCAAGATATTGGGAAAACATCATACCACAAGATTATGATATAAAAAACAGAGACCCATTGGGAACAGAACAAGATTGGTTAGATGATGATGGAGATGGACAGCCTGATTATTACTATCCTGTATTACCAAAGTATGGTAGAAATGGAACATTTGAATCTGCTAATAATCAATTCTATCCTGGTGGTGATTATGATTATCCAAATAATAAAATACCTTTTCCAATTGATGCTATAGTTACGGAAGAAGTTGTTCAAGAGGAATCAATGTTAATAAATATTTACAATGATAAGTTGGAAAATAATGTATACTCGGATGGTTCTGGTAATGATAATAACGCGTTTGTAATAAATGATTATAAACCAAAATATAATGAGGAAACATCAGAACCTCAATCTATAAAAAATGTTGATAGAATAAGAACATCTAAACGAAATGGAGCGTTTTAATGTCTAAAAAAATTCAATTCGAAAATTTTCCAACTACTGGCAAACGAGGTCAGTATTTTTACTATGATGATGAAGCTCCTGAATCTCTTATGGTTAGTGATGGGTTACCCATTGGTTTGGATAAATTTAATAATTCATCTCTTTACTCAACCGTACAAGAACATGAATTAAATAAAAAAATGCTTAACTATGGTTTGGGGCCGAGAGGCCAATCTACATTTAGAATAGAATTACTTGATATTGCAAACACTGGTGTATCTCGTAAAACCGCTAGTACAAGATGTAGAATTTGGGTATTTGATGATGTTCGTTGGAAAGAATATAGAGAAGACCTTACTGAAAATGCTGGACAAGGTGAAGGTACCGCTCTTATGCCTGAAGAATTAGATTACTCTGATTTACATAAAGCCTTAACAACAGAAACCATACGAATTGGTGGCCTTTTTGGAAAAACTATAAAGTATCGAAATGGTAGATTCGCAACATGGATGACTAAAAAAATGAGAGACGATGCTGAAGAGGCGGAAGAGTCGAGAGAAATACCTGCCATAGGAGCTAGATTGTATACACGGGGATTTGGAACTATTAAAGAAGGTAGAGGGTTAGGTCCAATTATAAAAGATGGAACAATTTTTGGAGCTTTAAACGCTAATGAAATACCTTGTGAACTTGATAGTAGAGGTAACATATCTGACCAATATAGTACTGAATATGCTTTCCGTGAAAGAGGAGAAGATGAAAATATTTTCAGAACCACAGACCAGTATTTGTATATTGTTGTTTATTTACAAGGTAATGGACAAGTTAAATATTTTAAAGATAAAAAAAGAGATAGAAAATATGAAATTTATAAAATACCAACATTACAATTTTTTGAAAGTGATGGAGACCCTACTGAATTTCAAGGTTCAATTCAACCTATAAAAGTTACAAGAGGTGGTGGTAAAGGTAATACAAGAGCACCTGCATTTAAAGTAAATGACTTAACATTGTATGTTAATACCTTAACAGGTGTTGAACAGACTTTTCCAGATGAAGCTGGTACTATTCACACATTCACTGATAATGATGGAGAAACTCAAACGATTAATAACTACAATGCAGCTGAGGCCGAAACTTTAAGAGATTCAATAAATGAACCTGTTTTTATGAATCTTAGAAATGTGGATAAAGAATTTAGATTTCAATCACCAGACAAATATATTAGGTATTCCAATAGCCTTAGACATTATTATACGGGTGAAGGTGGAAGTACTTTTGATGATGGAATACAATTAAATTTTGAACCTGTAGCGATTGTTAATGTTTTAGGTAATGATAATTATGATTTATCCGCTTACCAACAAGATACAATTGGTAGACAAATTTGTTCTGCACCAAACCAAGTTGAATTGGGTTTTTATATTTCTAAACATTTTGATAGTGGTAATAATGAGTTAACAAAAACTGATGGTTTTGGATTACAAACAGAAGTAGATTCCGACAATGATGGAGTAAATAATTATAAAACAGGAGAAAATTATAAATTTTATGTTTTAGATTGGAATGATAAAGATAATAAATTTGAAAATTCAGAAGATTATTTAAATGACATTCCACAATCGGATGTTGAAATGCTTGAAAAACAACAAAATAATTTATACAAATTTACTTCATTGGGTGATACATTAACACATAGTTATTCCACTTCTGGTTTAAAAGTAATAAAAGCTTTAATGTTTTCTCATACTAAGTATTATGAAAAAGCACAAACTGTAAGATGGAAATTCATAGAGACAAGAATTTATTTAGATATTCCGATTGGTAAGTTTCCTGATTTTGGTGAATTAGGTGGTGGTGATTACACGACAATACCTTGGCCATATACAACACCTATAATTGGTGGAACATCCGAAAATTCACAATATAAATTAAGTGTACAAAATACTTTGGCTGGTGGTAAATTATCCGAACAAGAAGTTTCAGATATAAGATTTTTAACTGAAGCAAAGGAAAATGATGAATTAGGACAAACAATACAAAAAATGGATTTAGAACAAGTTAGATATTTTAATACTAGTTATGATATAGATGATTTGTTAAATATATCTCATGATGGAGAAGAAAATGTATATTTTTATGATAATTTTAGTTATTGGCATTGTGGGGATTGGGATAGTGAAAGAAGTAGATGTTTTCCAGAGGAAAGTTCAGTCGGACAGATATTTATAGATGACAATTTAGATTTAAAATTAAAAGAAAATTGTAAATTAGAATTAAACACTGGTGAGTTAGATGGTAAATCTTTAAGTGATACTAATGGAAATACTAACAAAGGTGTATTGATTGGGGATTATAAGATTAAAAAAAGACAAAAGGATATTCCTATGAGAAGAGATTCTTTTATAAAATTTCCTAAAAAAGGAAATGAAAATGGGGCTTTATAATAAATGGCTGATTTAGAAAATAATTTTAATAGTAATGATTTTAGTTTAATTTCACCTGAAGGTAATACAGATGGAACTTTTGGTAATCAACGCGATTATTTAAGATTAATTGTAAGAAACCAAAATGGTGACATTGTCTTTTATCCTAAAGTTGAATCTGATGGTAGTGTTACAAATCAAGAAGCTATATTTTATTCAACCGTTCCATCAGCTTATACTTATGATGATGGTGCTGTAGATGTACCATCTTATTTTAAAATACAAACACCAGGAATTGTTGATGGTGCAGAAAATCGTGACATTACATTCGAAGATGGAAATCTACAATTTCAAACTTATGTAAATGATTTAACACAAGAAATATATGTAAAACCAAATGAAATATTATCAAGTTCTCGAATAGCTGAAGGTAATTATGAATTACAATTTGATTTTTTAAATCAATTCCCAATATCACCTGAGGGTGTAGATATACAACATCAAGAATCTGTAGATAGATTTATAATTAAAGAAATATCACCTTCACGAAAAGAAGTCAGAATAAAATTATTAGATTTAAACATAAATGAAACTAATACTGAAACAGATATAAAAAATAATATTTTTAATATTTTAGGTTCACCATATGAATTTAATCATGTATTGAACATTGGGCTTGGTAGACATATACCGATTACAAATTATGTATTTGATAAAGTTTCAACTGGTGATACTAATCAATCTCTTGTTTTAAAACTTTATGAACCATTACCAAATAATGTAAGCACTTTACAACTTATAACAATAGAAAAAGAAGTCCTTGTAACACAGACTCAAGACATATATTATTTTTCTGAAGTCACTGAGGTTGTGTATGGTCCAGGCTTAACTCCTGATACTTATTACAATTTACCAGAACAAGAAGAGTTTGTTGATTTTCAAAACTTTGACCAATTAACATCATCATTATCAACTGAAGTTATAAATAGTGTTTATACTGGTAGTACTTTTGATTATCCAAATGTAAACACAGATTTCAACGAATTTGAAAACCATACATTCTTTGGTTCTGCAAAAACAAAATTAGAAAATTTTAGAAAAAAAGTTCAAACCATTCAATCAAATTTAAGTATAATATCAAGTTCATTAACTGGTAGTACAGCTAAAATACAATCAACAGAAGAGGCGACAGATTCAAATGACTTAATTGAATTGAGAAATACATCATTTGATAAAATGCAACAAGAAATAGATTCATTTACACCTTATGAAAGATTTTTATATTATGATGGACAAAGTAGAACAACTGCTTCAGCTCCTGGTTTGGGTGAAAACTATGTTGGTACTTACGCTATAAATAAAGATTTAAGGGTGGGTGATTTTGTAGTCAAAACCAATGAGTCAAGATACTATTCAAAATACTCAGGATTACCAAACACATATAGAATCACACAATCAGCCACACACAATGATGATATTACATTTATAACTTTAAACAAATATAGAGTTGAGGATAAACCATTTTTTAATTATAGTGGTTCAGTTTATCTTTCATTTGTTGCTAAAGGTGATTTTGGTACAAATAGAGCTTATAGTCAATTAATACTTGAAGGTAGTGTGGCAGACCATGCACTAACCGAAGCTGCCGTACCAGGAAATACAAGATTTTCAGATATTATTTTAGGAAAATCAACAAGAGCTCTTGGTCAATCTAATGCTACTCCAATGACATCCAGTCTATACAAAAGATATATTTTTGAAGCCTCATCATCACATTGGACACCAAGTAGTGTTGTTGATTTTGATACTGGTAACATTGGAGATTTTAATGCAACTACAACTGAAGTAACACCTTTACACACACATATAAAAACAGGTTCGACTCCAATACAAGTTGATGGTCGTTACCAACATTTATCTACCGTGACAACTGGAAGTGGGGTGTTGTTCAGTGGTTCTGTTATGCCGGCTGGAGATTTGTTTAGATTGTATATACCAGGAAGTGGTGCTAATGGTACAGCTGTTTCTTCATCTTTTATTTCTGATATTAAGGTAACTTTAAAAAATCCAACAAATGTTCAACCATTCGGACAACTACCTCATACAAGTTCAACGGATTGGACAAATTGGTATAATGGAATGCTTGACTCTGCTTCTGCTTTTGATACTGATAACATACATTCATTGGAAAACAATTTACCAACTTATATTCAAGAAAGTTTAGAATATGATGATGTGAAACAATTTTTGTCAATGACAGGTGAACAATTTGATTTAATTAGAAATCATATTGATGCCTATACTAATTTTCACAATCGTGATTACGATAAATTAGAATCTGTTCCTCCAAACTTAATACCTATGATATTAAGTAATTTGGGTTGGGATTCCATCATTCCATTTTCAAGTAGTATGGCTAGTTATTTTGGACCATATTTATCATCAGTTGTTAATGAGTCTGATATATCACAAAACACTTCAAGAAAAGTTTTAAATAATTTAATATATCTTTACAAATCAAAAGGAACAAAAAATTCAATAAGGGGATTATTAAACACATATGGTTATCCACCTGATGTGTTAACTATGAATGAATTTGGTGGTTCAAATGAACCTCAAAATGGTGTTGCAGTTACTTCTTCAAATCCAACCATTGGTACTACAACTAATGAAACTAATTTAAGAACAACACCTGGTAATATATCATTCACTACACGACAACATAAATTTTATCATTATAATGTAAATAAAAAATCAGATAGAAATTTAAATTTAGATTGGTGGATGGATAACGCTAATGCAAACACAATTCAATTTGTTTACAAACATAAAAAACCAACTTTAAATCAAACAATATTAAAATCAAGTGGTAGTGGTAATGAAACACTTTGGGATTTAAGATTAAAACCAAGTGCTAATGCGTTAAGTTCATCGTTTGAATTTAGATTAAATAATTCACAAACAGGTTCTTTAGCTATAGCGACTAATGCGGTATCAATGTCGACTGGATTTCTTAACATAAGAGGTGGACAACTTTGGAATGTAATGTTACAAAGAATGTCTTCAAGTGTCAGTGGAGCAGGAACACAAGAGTATAGATTACATACAGCTTTACAAGAACAAGATAGAATAAAAACATATGGTTATATAACAATGTCTATCAGTGGTGGTGTATCAACGGATGGTAATCATAGAGCTAATCAAAACTTTATAGGTAGTGGTTCAAGACATCAAGATTCATCATCTAATTTATTTGTTGGTAATTCAATGTCTGGTTCATTAGCAGAAATAAGAACTTGGACAACAACTTTAAGTTCTTCTAAATTTAGATTACACACATTAAATAAATTAAGTACTGTTGGAAACAACATAGATGCTCATAGAAATGAATTAATTTACCATTTTAAATTAAATGAAAACTATTCAACTTCATCTATATCAAGTTCTGCACAAACTTTAATTAATATAGTGGATGCTAATCCAAATGGACCATCAAGTACACCAACCGATTATACTTTTACAAAATCATCAAATATAGCTACAAGTTCACTATTGTATGGATATGATAGTATAACTCTTAACACAATTGGACTTCAAGATGCTGGACAGAGTTTACAGAATGACAACAAGATAATAGTCAAACCAAATAGAGTACTTAGAAGTAATTTAACTCCTTTTAAATCTTCTGTTGATAACTTGTATGATATTCAAGAATCAAGAGGTAAAAGAACAAATTCAAATAAATTAGAAATAAATCGTTCACCTCAAGATTTTGTAAACAATTTTATTTTAGATAAAATACAATCATTTAATCTTGAAACACTTTATGGTAATCCAGTTGATTTATATTCAGCATCCTTTGGTGAATTAGATACTTTCAAAACAACATTTTTTGATAAACATAAAATTAAAGTGGATATAAATAAATTCGTCAGAGGGTCAGAAAATTTAATTAATCAATCACTTGTAGATAGAATAAAAAAATCAGTACCTGCTAAATCAACATTAAGTGATACTAATGCTGGTGCTGGAGTAACGATAAAACCAACTCTTTTAGAAAAATCTAAATATGAATATAAACCAACAACTTTTGAAACTAATCCAAACAGAGCAAATGGTTTAATAAATGTAGGAAGTCTTACTGGTAGTGTCATATCACAAACTGGTGAGGTAATTTTTCCAAGAAGTTCTTCAATTGATTTATTAACTGAAATAACATTCTTCACAGGTAGTTCAGTTATTTTACCAAGAAGTTCTTCGATTAATGTAACAAATACATCTTATGTTATTACACAAAGCTCTGTTATTTTACCAAGAAGTTCTTCAATTAATATAATTAATACATCTTATGTTATTACAGAGAGTTCAGTTTCTTTTCCAAAAAGTGCTTCAATATCTATATACACTGGAAGTAATTTTTTAACTGGAAGTGAGTTAATATTACCTTTTTCATCATCCATTACAATACCACCAAGTACTACGGGTTCAAGTGTTGAGTTTCCAATATCTGGTACTAATAATTTTATATCAACAAACAACACCGCTAAGTTCGTAGATAATCATAAAGATTGGGGAACTACTTCAAATGATACACAATTCATAATGTATTCAAATGGACCTGGTGGAAGAGGGGCATCTTTAGATGATAATGTTTTACACATAGATAAAAGATATACTTTCCACTTAATTGGTGATGTTGAAACATATTCAGGTTCTAAAACTAATCATACTGATTTTTCAAACTTTAGAAATTTCTTTAATAGAACACAACTTACTGATGGTATTCATGCTGATGCAACTTATGAATCTTTTATAAATGATGCTAATTTAGTTACAAATGGACTTCAAACTGGTAGAGCATTAGGTAAAACAAGATTTTTCCATACAGCATCAAATGGTGAAATAACTTTACCATCAAATCATGTCAGTAAATTTAATAACCCGTGGACTGATAGAATGTATCAAGGTTCACAAAATACACATCCAGGTCAATTACCTGTAAGTAATTATGAAGACTTGACAACAGCTTCATTTTATAGAGTAAAAATAACTGGTGGTGAAAATCAAATAATAGTAAAAAGTGGAAAATCAAAAGGATTAGATAATGATGATAGAATTATTTACTAAAATAAAAATAGTATATTTTTTCATTTTATTAATATTTATATATGAATTATAGTAATTTATTTTTTTAAAAGCAGGAGATAATAATGGGATATTTAGATGGTGATAGTGTAACAGTTGACGCTGTTCTAACAAAAAAGGGTCGAGAACTTTTAGCTAGAGGTGGTGCATTAGACATAACACATTTTTCAGCTACTGATACAGGTGTTGATTATACGCTTTGGAATCCTGACCACCCAAGTGGTTCAGCTTTCTATGGTGAAGCAATTGAAAATTTACCAAGTCTTGAAGCAAATGTTCACGCTGAATATACATTAAGAAATAGATTAATAACTTTAAATCAAGATACAGTAGCTCTTCCTGCTTTAGAAATTGGTGGAATAAGTAATCCAGACCAACTTAAACATACATTTACAGATGATGAAGTTGATGGTGTTTCAGTAAGTGTTACTCTTAAAGGATTTGCACAACCATCAGGACATTTATTAGTAATTGTTCACAATCCAAATGTTGTACTTCCACAAGGACTTACATCATCAAAAACATTAAGTGGTGTGACAAGAACATTTTTGGAAGATACGGGAATAAGAGATGCTATACAATATGAAGTACCACTAAATCAATTAGATACAGTTATAAAAATGATACCTGATACAAGTTCAACTACAACAAGAAGAGCATTAGTTACTTTTGTGGAACAAAACACAGGTACTTATACATCAATTGAATTTACTAATGAGGTGAAAAAACAAGTTAGAAGAGTGGTATCAGCCGCAAACACTAAAGGTTAGAATTAATTAAAAGTAGGAGAATAAAATGCCAATAGCAGGAACAGTAGTACCATTAAACACCGCGGAGGGTGAAGATAAAGTAACCATCACGGAAAAGGTAACCACACCTTATCATTCAGCAGGTGCGACAGAGATTGTTGGAACTAATTTACAATCAGCGTCTGTAACAGATACAAATGAAAAATACTATTTTGGTATAGCTCATACTTCTACTCCTACAACACCAGAATGGAATGTCACATTTGGTAGTACAAATGGATATGGTGCTGATACAAATGGTGGTGACTTAAAAAGTAAAACCGAAGCTATTTATAAACAATACGCTAGTATGTTGTTACCTGCTAATGAAGTAACTGGTGGATTCTTTATTTCAAGAAATAATAGTTTGGCTTCTGTACCAGCTAGTGCAAAAGTTTCAAGTGGTAAAGACCAAGAAATATTTGTTTTAACATCAAGAAGAAGTAATCAAAAAGATAGAGTTAATAAAAAGAATTGGACTATTCATTTGTCTGGTTCTTTAACAGCTGCTTCAAAAACACCAGCTCCTATTTTACACCTAACAGATGATAGTGTGAACGATACACCAGTTGCAAGTCCATTTGGTGATAGATATAATATCGTTAGTGGAACTTTAGGAACTGTAAAAGAAGAAGCCACTACAAGAACTTATGGATTCTTTTATCCTGACCCTGGTATTATGGTATTCAGTGGTGCTGAATTATCTGCTTCATTACCTGGTAAGGGTGGTGGAGAAAATGCTGATACAGTAATATATAAAGATATAACTCACAAAGGATTGTGTTTCCCAACTACAGCTAATGATACAGCGAATAGACAAACAGCTTTAAGATTTATAAATTGTTTGGCGGGTATGGGAGCCACTAAATTATCATTTAGAGATGAAGAAGACCAAGTTAGTGTTCAGTATTTTTGTAGAATTAAATCAGGACAAATGAACTTCTCAAATAATCCAACATTTATTTCAGGTTCTTTAAATGAATTAAGACAATCAACAATGAAAGGTAATCCATCAACATTTGTGAATCAAGTTCAATTATATAATTCAACTGGTGATGTTGTCGCTGTCGCTCATTTATCAACTCCATTGAAGAAAAATTTTAGTTCGGAAGCTACAATCAAAGTTAAATTAACTTATTAATGATATGATATGTCGACTTTTAAAAATATCAATAAATCGTCAACTATCAGTGAAAAAAATGTAGTTAATTATAAACACACTTTCACAACATCTTCAGCAGGTATTGATTCCAAAAAAATTGTTTCTGGCTCGATAAGTCAAAGTTATTGGGATTCAATAAATGTATTGTTTTATACAAGTGGTTCTCCAAAATATAAAGGTGAAAAGAAATTAATTCACGATAATTTTTCTATTAAAAACAGTAAACAACATTTAAATAAATTTCACGGTTATCCAAGTGCGTCAATATTTGACATTCCTCAAATATATTATGGTGAAAAAATAACACCAAAAAGTTTTGTTTTAATTGATAATTCAAATGCGTCAAGTGTTACAATAAAAGATGATGGTTTTGGTAATCTTTTCCCTTTCAATAATACAGTTTCTCATAGTAACAATACACCATCTTCATCGGATAATTATGTTGGAAATATTTTTTATGATAAAGGTATTGCTATAGTTACAGAAACATCTTCTTACTCTCACACACCATCAAAAGCTTTTGTAACTGTTGGTTCAAATTTACTATCTTCTGTAGCCGCAGTTAATCATTTTTTCGTAACAGGTAGTGATTTATCCACATCTATAAAATTCGTATCAACGGGTTCAACAGAAACTGATACATCTACTATCAAATTTTTTGGAAGTGGTTCATCCGCAACCAATACTGCTATTTCAGGTGCTAGAAAAATAAATGATGTTTTTGCTGGTGTGTTTATAAGTGCATCATCTGTTGGTAATGTTATCACAATGTCAAACTCAGCTAATTTATTAAACAATAGAAGACCACTCAATACAACTGATAATCTACCACCAATATCTGGTGCAGCTGGATTCAATACAACGAGTGGATTTAGTGGTGGAACAGCGGCTGTAAATTATTCTAATATTGGTACTAACTTTACAATTAAATTTGATAGTTTCAATACAACATATACTAATGAATATGAAGTCACAATGAAACCTAATGAATTTAACCACACTATGAATTATACGGTAAGACTACCATTAAGTGGAACTTTTAGTACTCTTGAGGAGTTAACTGGTTCATTTCTTAGTAATCCATATGTAGCGAGAGAATTTATGAGTGCTAGTTGGCAACCATATATAACAAATATTCATCTATATCAAAAAGGTGATTATGATACACCTGTATTGACAGCCGCGTTAGGAAAACCTATTAGAAAAAGTGATAAGATTGATATGAATTTTAAAATAAGATACGAGTTTTAAGGAAATAAAAAAATGGTTTCATTAGGATTAGATGCATCAACGACTTGCGTTGGATATGCATTCACACAAGATAAGAAGATTCTCGATATGGGATTCATCGACATCAAAAAAGAAAAAACACCAAAAGATAAAGTAGAAAAAGTTCCACTTAATG